TACCATGGCGAGCGCGGCGGAGGCGAGCGCGTCGGCGAAGGTCGAGCAAAGGTCGGCTTTCGCCGCTTGCCACCCGGCTTCGACGCGTGCACAATATCTCTCGCCGAGCGCGGGCGTAGTTCAGTGGCAGAACGACAGCTTCCCAAGCCGCTGCTCTGAGCCGCAAAATCAATCGACATAACAGAAGCTTGCGGCAATGCTGCCACCGCGCAGCGGGATTTTCCGCGGAACTCTGCGCACTCGACCGAAACCCGGACGAGCCCCGCGCGATGAGTGCGCGGCTGGGCGGCGATCTGCTCAGGTTGTCTCGTCGAGCGCTCGAATAAGCGACGGGTCGTCGTCGGCGGCGCCCGATCGATTCACGCGCGGTGAGACGGCCCATCCCTGCAGCGCGCCGTCCGGAGCCGGCCGCAACACCTCTGCCGCGCCGCGCCCGTCAGCCAAGGGTCGAAATCCCGCCGGCGTGCAATTCCGCAGTGCGCCATGAGCGGACATACCCGCGAGGTTCCATAATGGGGCTCTGCGGCTTTCTGACGCGCTTATCCCCAAAGCTTCTTTGCGCGAGCCACCTGTTTCTCAATATGCTCTTGAAGCATCCCTGACGCGGTGACCTTCTGATAACAGTGCCAAACGATTTCCTTCTCGAATTCGCTGAAGGCTGCTCCCGCTGCCTTTGCAGCTTCTATGGCTTCCTTGGCGCGGGCCTCATCAAGCGGATGTACTCCGAAAATCACATCTTGAACACCAAACGCACCCGGAACTTGGTCTTGCCAGCTCATATCGTGATGACTCCATAACCTACGGGCGCGAGGCGCTGTTTCGAAAGCCTGCGTACACCCAAAAAAGTGCTGCACCCAAAGCAAGCACCCCGAGCGGCGGAGCAATTGCCCACGGCATAGCCGTAGCCATTATGCTCCAAGCTGATGTCTGTATAGCAGTTACCTGGGACTCCCAACCCGAGGGCACAACGCTGCTATTGTAAGCGAAAAGCAACCTGACGCAATCGGGCGGCTGATCGACAAAAGGCGTTGTCGCCGGGATGGCACTACAGCGGCAATTTGATTTTCGACCCAGACGCTATGCCCGTGTCATTCGTCCGTCACGTCACGCGTGGCTTCACGAACTTCGGGAAGTGGGTCGCGAGCGGCGAGTTCGCGCCACGCATGGACCGGCTCGGTTGTCACTCCTTTTCGTTCAAGCGCTCGTGCAAGTCGGACGCACTCGGCGCGGGCGAGAGGTAAGGAAACGGCCCTGTCGGACTCAATATGGCCATCGCCATCGGGCGGACCGTAGTCTGTCGCCTCGCGGAGTTCATCGAGCATTTCGGTGATGCGATCGAGTTCAGCACTGCCGCAGCGGTCCGCCTCGATCAGGCGACGCGCGAGATAGATGAGACTACCCAGTCCGCCAATCCGCCCACGCTCAAAGGCCCGCAGCGCCCTGTCGCGCAGGACATCAGGCAGGGGGGATGCTTGACCGATTTCGGATAGACGCAGCCAGCGGTCAAGTGCGTCGACAGCAGCGGGCGTGGCCCTGCGGTCGCCGATCGCTAGTGGCCGTACAAATGCCGCCTCGATCCGGCGATTAATGTTCGCGTCCACGCCGTAGAACACGGGCAAAGAGGAGAGCGCTTCCGGCAAGCCGGTCTCGTGCAAAAAGGTCAGTGCGGCCTCGGCCTGCTCAACTGAACGATCATGCTTGCCAAGCGCGGGCGCAGCAACGATGCCGAGGACGGAGGCCATCAGCCGGCTGTTTTCCTGTCGGGCCGGACGAACGAGGGCGTTGCGTAAGACTCCGGAACCCGGCTTTTCTGGACGCCAGCCAGCCACATTGCGGAACAATCGGACCGCGTCCGATTCGGTTGGCTGCATGTAAGGCTTTCGGCCCGAGGCCGCGGCCACAAGGTGGATAGGGTCCGCTCCGTCGCCGGGTCCGTAAAGGTGCGAGTAGACGCGCGCGCGGGCGTCGATGGTCGGCGGCGCGGGCGCAATCAGGAACGCATACGAGAGCAGATCCAAGCCCTTGGGCAGATCATTACTGCCCGGTGGGATGTCTTTCCAGAGGGCGTCGGCGAACGAGGAAACCTGATCACTCTTCAGCTGCTCTCTTTCGTGCAGGTAAAGCAGGCGCACGGCGGCCTCTGTCCGAGAGGGTCCGCCATCAACTAGATGGCGAAGGAACGCGGCCACGCGAGCGTCGAAGATGGCTTCATTCCCGCTTCGGCGAACGAAGCGGTAAGTGTCCCCACCGGGGTCGTACCACGAACCCAGCCGAACGCTGGTGCCTCGCTCCACAGCCAGAGGGAAGCGCAACAGTTCGGATGACAATTCACCCCGCTCATCGGTGGGCACGGCATCGAAGGCGCGCTTTAGCAGGTGGCCAATTGGTTCGTTCATCAGCCAATGCTTCAGTCCGTCGTCTGTCGCCAATTCTACCGCAAGGCGTACGTGCGCTTTGGCGTTGTCGGCGTCGTCGCGCGCCGCCACTCGGGACAACGCCTCGACGTAGAGGCGTAGTACGTCAACGTCTTTGTAGTCGTTGCCTTTGCTGCGCAGGCGGGCGCACCAATAGGGGATCGCGTGTTCTAGCCGGTTCCGAAGCTCCGCGACCGTTTTCTCATCAAGACGGGCGACGGCTATGCGACCGAGATGAGTATCGATCGGCCCCTTGGAGTAATCCGGCTTCGTCGAGAGAAACGCAGCATGCCACGCCGCAGTCGGCTCGAAAACGAGCCGCAGCGCGTCCGCAAGGCGAGTGCCGAGTACGTTCACATGCTGCGTGTGGATTGGCAGTCCTGCTCGCTCGCCAACATGGCGCAACTCGACAAGCGTCGTGACCTCCGAGGCTGTGCCAAAGGTAACGGAGTTGCGGTTATCCCTGTAAGTGCCCGCTTCAAAACCAGGTTCTATCTCCCTCGCTTCGTAGCGTTTTCGGAGTTCCTCATCGACCTCCGCGTCGAGGGCGCGAAGCTCCTTCCACGGGTCGTAATCGCGCAGCGCCAACCGATCCAGGCCGTCCATTTCGGCAAGCAGGGCTCCCTGATCCTCCCAGCGCACCGCGCTGGCCAACATCTTCACCCACGCCAAACGCGAACGGAGCGCGACGCTGTCGGGATCACGCAGAACTCGCGCTCGCAACTCCCGGGCCGCCGCGCCGATGGTCCGTTGGGCCGCCTCCGTCTCCCCGACCCAATAAAGCATTGCCGCACGCCGTAGACCCCAAACGGGATCGTCGCCGTCAATCTTGCTCGTGTTTTCCGCCACGAAGGCGAAATCGAGCCGGTCGCGCGCGAAGAGGCACCGCTCGTGAGCAATGAGGGCAGGCAAATCGCTCGGTGCGGCTAGCGATTCGAAGCGCGCTGCTCGGGTCGCGAACACCGCTTCGTCACCGGACAAACGTGCTGCGCCCAGCACGGCTCGGGCGAGTGCGCCCACGAGCTCCGGATCGACCTCGGCCAGCGCCGCGGGCGTCGAAATCGCATCCATGCGCTCGGCCAGCCACGGTGGGACTGGCTGCGCCCCGCGGTCGTAGCGCCAGGCCAACTCCAACAGGGCATCCCGCCGCTCATTCTCGGGCATGGTGTCGAGGGCGAGCACAGGATTGTCGACGGTAGTTGTGCTATGCCGGATAGAACGACGCACGTCGCGGGGGCAGACGAGCCATCTTGGGCATGTTTGTCGATCTTCTCGCCAAATCGCCAACGCCGCGCGAAACGTTTCGACGACCTTCTCTGGATTTCGAATGTTGCGGGACCACGCATCATGATCGCCGCTACGTAAATTCGGATAATTGTGATACGATCTTGGCTCCCAGTCGTCTGGTTCTGTAGGCCGAGCTGCCTTGAGGTGTGTGAGAAACAAACTAATCGCAGCAGAATGGCGCTGATCGGCGCGCTCGCCCGCGACCGCAGGGGCAAGATCGATCGGGGCTACGCCACGCGTCTCCAGCAAACGCCGCTTGACCGGCGGCAAGTCGAGTGCGCCGACAAGATAAATCCGTCGAGCGCGGCTGCTCAATTGGTCGCGCACCCACCCGGCCCATTGCAGGAAGTTAGGGTCATCGCCCGAGAAGCCGAGCAGGCAAAGTTCGTTCTCGATGAATACCTGGCGGGCCGTGTTGACGAATGCCGCTCTGCGCTGCGGGTAAGTTCGGTAGTCCTCTTCTGAGATTACAACATCCGCGCCATCCCGCAGCGAGCCGTGCAACTTAATAATTCGCGGGCCTTCAGCGTGGGGAAGGTCGTGCTCAGTAAGAACGAGATCGTAGCCGCGCCGAGAATCCTGCGCCGCTCTTTCGAGCAGCGTGTCATAGTTCGTCGTCAACACGTCAGCCCAGGGCAGATCCAGCAAGTCGCGATGGATTGGTCCTGGTTCGAATGTATCATCGCGGATGCGGCGACGCAGAAAATCCGTGAGTGCCGCGTCGCCGAGGCCAGCGCGGAACTCCTCTGCGAGCCGAAGTGGGTCCCTTGGAGCATTGGCGCTTTTGGCTCCGTAGAGTTCTCGCGCCATCTCGTCCGCCAATTCGAACCATAACGGCGGAGGTGATGCATCGTTGGAGAGAAGTCGTGCCCCTCCGCGGCTCACGCCAGCACCGACAAGAACCGCCGCCCCGCGCAAACTTCCGCGCGACCATAGCGCCCGACTAAGCTGCTCCAACGCCGGGTGGTCGGGCAGATCGACCAAGGTTGCGGATGAAGGCATGTAAGCTTTCGAGGTGGGCAAGGAAACGTTCTGTTCGAAAAACGCCATTCTGTGAATGGCGCGTATATGCTGATCATTTACTAAGTAGCGATATCCCGCCAAGCTAGCAAGAGACAGAGCGCCAGTTCCGGTCAGGAGCGGCGTTGACCGTGGTGACGAGGATTGTCCACTTTCCACCCATAGCGGAAGTCGGAACCGGCAGTAAAACGGGACCGCTTCGGGTCAAGAGCAGGAATTCAACGGCCGCGCCCGTTCGGCAACGGAACGGCTACCGCAGCCCTGTTCGTCAGCTGCGCGAGCCGGGCCCCTGCGAGCGCCACCCGCTGCTCCGCGATCCGCTTCGCGTTCACGCTGATAAGCTCTGCGAATAGCCCGACGCCGTCGCCGATCGGGTTGGTTCGGAATGGACGAAAGCTTCCGAGGCGGCGCTATTTCTTGGCCAATTGGTTCACCGCCTGTTTATTCGCCTTAGCCGTTTCACCATCGGCCTGCTGCTCGACAGGGCCAGCTATCGGCGCGGCCCGGTTCATCGCCGCCCGCAAGTCGTCCTCGGTCGCATGGGCGTAGCGCGCCGTCGTCGTGATCCGCTTGTGCCGCAGCATCTTCTGCGTCAGCTTCAGATTGCCGCTGTCGCGCGTCAGGCGCGTCGCGGCGGTGTGGCGGATATCGTGCAGCCTGAGATCGGCCTCCGCGAGCCCCGCGGCCTTCCTCGCCCGCCAATAGGCGGTCGAGAGGGTGTCCGGCTTTATCGGGACGCGCTCGCCTTTCCTGAGCGACGGATGGCGCTCCTTGAGCTTCCCGGTCGCCTCATAGGTGAAGACCATGGTCGAGTGCCGGCCTTGCTCGCCGCGCAGGATCGCCAGCGCCGAAAGCGGCAGCGGCAGATAATCGACCGTCCCGCCCTTGCCGTACACGAGCAGCCGGGCGCCGTCGAAATCGACTTGCGACCATTTCAGCCCGCAGGCTTCCGCCCGCCGCAGGCCGGTGATGAGCAGGAAGCGCATGATCGGCCGGAAATCGGCACGCAGCGCTGCGAACAGCGCCGTTTCTTCCGCTTGCGACGCCTCCCGGATGCGCTCTTGCGCCTCTGCGAGCTTATGCGCGCCCCATTCGATCCGGGCGACGCGCTGGCCCCAGAGCGCGGCGCGGGCGAGGATCGCGCGCAGCGGCTCGGTGACGGAGCGGTTGACCGTCGCCGGCGAGACGCCCTCGGCGCGGCGGGTCGCCACCAGGCGCGCGAGCATGTTGTCGTCGATCGCGTCGAGCCGGGTGCGCTGGCCGATCTGCGTCTGCAGCCAGGCGAGGAAGCGCTCGATGTCCCGGCTGTCCTTGCGATGCTGGCCGCGCTCGTTCCACCAGCGGGTGGAGGCGACGGCGAAGCTCATCGGGCCTTCGCCTGAAAACTCCGCTACTTCGGCTTCCTTCGCCTTCCGGAAGGCGATGATCCATTTTTCGGCGTCGCGGCGGACCGTTGCGCCCGTCGAGCCGCAAAATCTATGACCTCGGATTTGCAGGTCGTAGAGCCATTCGCCGGCGCCGCCCCTTTGGTAGAGCCCTCGGACTTTCGACATATCCCCGTCCGCAACTGAATGAACGCCTCTATGTCGGCCGGCCGCAGCCGATAGGCCGGCCGTTCGGCGAGGCCGACATTGACAAAGGGCAGTTTCCCATTCCGAATCAGCTCGCGCAACTGCCGCTCGGACACGCCGAGCAGCGCGGCGGCTCCGGTTGTGGACAGGAGCGCGGAGGAGGGGCGGGCGTCCGGTGTCGTGGCGCGCCCCGGCTCACGATTGGATCTGAACGAAGCTCCGAGTGGCGCGATCGAAGCGCCAGGGTCCGACGCGCCAGGGTCATAGGTCATTTGCGGGCTCGTGATCGGATCGCTGTGACCGCCAAAATCTGTAGGCGACCGTGCGGCCGCAGCGCAGCTGAAACAACATCCGCCCGCGGAAGTAGATGGCCGCATGATGGGTGTGGGCAGCGGCCACGAACGCCCGAAACCCGAAGCTGGGCGCGCTCGTCTCAGCCATGCGCCCTCGCAGTCTGTCGCGTATCCTTCAATCGCCAGATGCGAGCGTCGCCCGGACCGATATCGTCGAAGGTCAAGAGCATCGCTGCGAGCAAGCGATCTTGCTGCGCATTCAACGCTGCGCGGGACGGGTCCGACCAATCGATGGCTTGCGAGATGAGATAAGCGCCGGCGACGGCGTCTCCGGCCGTTTCGAAGAAGGCGAGCCGCGCGCCATCGGGAAGCAGATAGAGCTTGGCGACGAAAAACGTCTCGCACTGATCCGGGCAGATCGCGAATCGGCCCTTGACCCAGCCCCATCGCGGGAATCGCCCCTCGACCGTCATCGTCGAGACGAAGGACAGAACCCATCCTTCGCCGATATCGAAGACATGCGCTGGCGGGCTCTTCGGCGCGCCACGCTTGAGAATCATTTTGATTTCGCCCGGCGCGATCGGTCGATGAAAGGGCGGCGTGTCGATGAGGGGGAGATGGTTCATCGCCCTCACTCCGCCGCCAGCTGCGCCTCGGCGTCCGCGTGCAGGGCGAGGCCCTGCCAGCTGAGGGCGCCGTCGATCTTCTTCTTCGTGAAGCCGAGCTCGGTGAGCATCGCCGCTTGCGAGCCCTTCGAGACCTTCTTCAGCGAGCGGGCCGCGCGATAGGCCTCGAAGCGCGCATCGAGCGCGTCGACGCCGACATGACGGCCGGGCGCCGGCGTCGCATGGGCGCGCAGGAAATCGGCGAAATGCGAGTGGTTGCTCGTCGCGCCGACGCGCGCGAGGTCCTCGCCCCATTCGTCGAGATCGGCGTCTGCTTCTTCATTGCTAGAAGTAGCCGTGACAGCCGCGTCATCCGCAGCGCCGGCCGCGTCGCCCGGCATTCCCTCGCCATCTGTTTCAGCCGCAATTTCGTCCTCGGGTCGATCCTCGGCCCTCGCCAGCGCATCCTCGGCGCTCCTCTCCTCGTCGCGCTCGATCGCCTCGACCATTGCTTGCGCGGTCGAGCGCTCATCCTTCGATCCCGCCGCGAGCAAGGCCGTGAGCGTCTTGGGGAGCCATTGTCGATTCTTGGCGAGCAAGGCGGCGCGCTCGACGATCTTCGGCTTGCGCAGCTTGCCGGCATCGACCGCCGCGGCCTCGCCGTCGAGGGCGCGGATCGCGTCGAGCGCCTCCTCGCGCGGCGAGGCGGCGAAGAAGCCCTTGTAGTCGAGCGCGGCGCAGATATCCGCGCGCAAATCGGCGTGACGCTCCGCAAGCGTGACGAGATTTTGCGCTCTCCGCGGCGTGATCTCGCCGGGGTCGATCGCGCGGCCGACCAGCTCGGCGAAGGCGGCGGTGAGATCGGCGAGCGGCGCGGTCGCGACGATGGCCAGCGCCGTCTCGAAGCGCATATGCGCGATACGCCCGACCAGCTCCGAGCGGGGCTCCGCGCTGTCGACGGTGGAGCAATCGAGCGTCACGCCGAACTGGCCGTGCGAGCAGCCGAGCGTCGCGACGGCGAGCGCGAGCGCCAGATTGACGCTGCGCGCCGTCGCGCTGGCGAGCCCGTCGCCGAGCGCATGAGCAAGGATTTCCTCCGCGTCCTTGCCGCCGGTCGGCGGCGGGATCGCGGGCCCTTCCTCTTGCTCTCGCGGCGTCGCGGCCGCGCGCTCGCCTTTCTTCGCTGCCGCGCGCATCTCGCCGGCCTCGCGCGCGGGCTCCTCTTCTGGCTCCGGCTCCGCCGGCGGAACGCCGCGAATGATCTCGGTGCTGCCGTCGTGAAGCAGGCCGACGTAGACGCCGAGGGTCGCGCGGCGCTTCTTCGGCACGGCGCGAAGCAGGGCGCGCGTCTCGATCTCGTCGAGCTCCTGCGGCGTCGCGTCCGAGGCGTCCCGCCGCTGTAGCTCCTTCTTCGTATAGTCCGGCTCGATCGTCGGATCGGGCTCCTCGTCGCCCGTGGCGACTGCCGCCGAGCCCCAGCCCTCGGCCTCGGCGACGCGCTCGGCCTCGGCGAGCAAAAGGCGATCGGCGATGCGTTGCGCGACGACGCGGTCGAGAAGGGTGGTCTCGTCGGAAAAGAGGTCCTCTTCGATGCGGCCGCCTTCGGCCTCATAGGCCATGCGCCGCTCGCGATCGGCGAGGATGAATTTCGCGAGCGCGTGGTGAGCCTCCACGGCCTCGCGCTGAAGCGATCTCTTGACCGTATAGGGCGAGGCTGGCGGCCCTAGGCCGCGCTTCCCATAGTCGTCGAGTAGCGCGTCCTGCGCCTCGATCGTTCCCGCCGTGAAAGCCTGGGCGATCTCACGGCCGATCTTTCCTTCGCGCCACATCTCCCGCACGCGCGGGGAGAGGCGGCCGAGCGCGAGGCGTTGCCGCACATGCTTCTCCGAGAGGCCGGAGTGATGCGCGATCGTCGGCACGTCGAGGCCGGCCATCTCGAGTTTTGAGAAGGCCTCGAACTCCTGGACCGGATGGAGAGGACGTTGCGTCACATTCTCCGCGAGCGCCGCCTCACGCGCCTCGGCCTCAGAGCCGGAAAAAATGCGGACCTCGACGACGCGGTCCTCGTCGCCCAAAGAGCGGAGCGCGCGCCAGCGGCGGCCGCCGGCGAGGACGTGATAATCGTCGCCGGACGAAGCGGGTATGACGAGGATCGGCTCCAAGAGGCCGCATGCGAGAATCCATGCCGCAAGCTCGGACACATCGCTCGTCATGTCCTGGCGCGGATTGAGCGGCGACAGCCCGGTGATGAGCGACAGCTCGATTTCTGCGTCCTTGATGCTGCTCATAGCTCGGGCCTCTCGAGGAAACGCACGCGGGGAAGGGAGATCGTCACGCGGGTCGGCGCGACGCCGCTTCCCATGTAGTCGCAATGGATGCGCTGCACGGGGAGCGACTCGATCGGCGGGACGGCGCGGCGCTCGTGAGAGGTTTCGCGCTCGCGACCGCGAAGCAGTCTCGGGGCGAGCCGCTCGCGCGGTGTCTGGCGCCGAGGCGCACGGGTGAAATCGTCGCGCGTTTTCATCGTCCGCCGCTCCTGTCGATCCGGTCGGCGATGGTCGCGACGACGAGCGCGGCGCAGGCCGCGGCGAGGCCGAACAGCACGGCGAAGCCGAGCGGCGCGAAAGGGCCGGCGCCATCGGCCGCAGCCGCGAGGGCCTCGCCGGAGTGGGCGGCGGCGGTCTCGCTCGCGACGCAGGTCAGCGCCGCGCCGAGCCCGGCGGCGCGCAGCGCGCGGGCCGCGGCGATGATGCGCGGCAGCAAGCGCAGCGCCTCGCGCCAGGCGAGGCCGTCGCGGATGATCTCCTCGAGGAGATGCGGCTCGTCGTCGAGATCGGCGGTCGCGGGCAGAGCGGCGGCGTGAAATTGGATGACAGCGAGATCATCGGGGAAGGCCGCGCGGCGAATCGCCTCGGACGCGGCGGCCACGCCATGGGCGTCGAGCTGCGCCTTCGTCCAGCCGAGCGCGCGCAGGTTCGCGAAGTCGATATAGCCGCAGGATTTTCGGAGAGCGGCGGCGTCCTCGACCATCCGGTCGAAGTTCGAATCGGGGCAAGCCTCGGCGGCCCCGGCGTCCAAATGTGAAATCGTCAAAGCACTCATGGCAACGTCCTCCGGCGCGCCTTCCGGCCGCGCTGAAGACGATAATACGAAACTGATTATATGCGTCAATCAGTTTATGATTAACGCATCGCCTAGGGTTGAGCCTGCGACTAACTGCCAGCGCAGGGCGTCATGAGCTCGGGCCCATATTTCCGCGATGATCCTGCTTCGATTGGCGATTTGCGCCCGCGCTCGCGCGGCGGCTCGCGCGTTCCCTGGATCATTCGGATGGCGCGCGCCTGGCGGAGGCGGCGCGCCGATCGCGGCGGGCGGCGCGCGCTGGTCTATCGGGACGCATGCGATCTGATCGCCGGCTATGGCGCCGAGGCCTATTTCGAAGCGAAGATGCGCGATCTCGACGAGCTGCGCGGCGTCGCGCTCGACGCGAACGGGCCGCCCCGCCATTGGGCGGCGGTGATGATCGAGATCGGCCGTCTTACCCAGCGCCCGAGCGTGAAGGATTGGGCCGGCTATTCGGCCGAATAGGCCGGCGCCTCACGGCCGAGGCAGCGCGCCGACATAGCGCCAGGCGCCCAGCAATTCCACGTCATCCTGCGGCGGCGCTTTGTGCGATTCGAGCCGCCATGTTCCCGGCCGGCCGCCCTGCCGCAGAATGCGGACCTGGCGCCGGCCGTCGCGCAGCTGCACCAGAGCGTAGCGGCCGATCAGCGTCGCGGGTGGGATCGGCTCGGGGTCATAGAGGATGAACTCGCCGGCGCAAAAGCGCGGATATTCGGAATCCCCCTCCACCTGCAAAGCGGCGATGCGGCCATTGCCGGGCAAATCGACGCTGTCCGGCAAATCTGCGTCGCCGATCTCGTCGGCCATCTCGACCACGCCCTCGGCGACGCGCCCCATGACCGGGATCGCGCCGGCGCGGCCTTTCATGTCGCCCTTGCCGGTCAAGAGCCAATCCGCCGAGACGCGGAAGAAGGCCGCGTAGCGCTTCAACGTGCGCGAGAGGCCGCTGCGGCCGTTCTCATGATGGATATAGGTCGGCACCTTCACGCCCATGGCCTCGGCGGCCGCGGTCGCGGTCTCATAGCCGGCGGCGAGCCGGGCTTTCTTCAGGCGGTGGTGGGGCTCTTCGCTCATTTGGGCATTGTCGCAAAAGTGATCATACGAAACTGATTGACTCCGATAATCAGTTTCGTATCATGGTGGCATGGTGAGAACGAAGACGATCCGCGATCAGCTCGATTGGAGCCAAGCGCAGCTGGCCGAGTTCCTCGGCCTCTCGCAGCCCGCCGTGGCGCGCTGCGAGGCCGGGGCGCCCGAATCCGGGCCGGTCTCGCGGCTGCTCGATCAGCTCGAGATCGGGATCGGATCGGGGATCGTGTCGGCGGGCATGTCCACGGCCGAGGCGATCTCCGCGCTTTCGCCGCTGCGGATCGCCGCGGCGCGCGTGCATTGACGGGGCCGCGCGGCGGCGTGCGGGGAGGGGAGAGGGGGGCATGGACGATTACTCCGAATTCCTCAGTGGCTTCGATGAGGCGTGGCGCGGGGAGCGCGGGTCGGTGGCTCTGGCCTTCCAGATCGAGGGCAATCCGTTGCTGCTGCGCGTTTCCCGCTACGACGCCCTCGCCCTCGTCGAAGCGGTTTCGGCCGTCTACGGCGGCGCGGCCCGTTCGGTTCCGAAACGCGAGGGCGGGGCCGCGTGAGTCTCGCTCGCAAAGACTTTCGCGCCTCGGCGCTCGCCTCTTCGCGCGGCTTCCCTGCTTTTCGCCGCGCGATGCGACTAGCCGCCGTAAGCGGCTGCTTAGCCCTCCTTGGGCGTTTCCTCCCAAACCTCCCCGAGGCTTCGGCCTCGGGGCCTTTTGCGTTTTTCTTTGCGTTCGCATTCATCGCGTTCTCTCGGCGCGCGCCAACGCGCCGTTACGCCTTTTGCCGGTTCGAATCGATGCCGATGCGGCGCGCCAACGCCGCGTCGACGATCTGAGGTCTTTGCCGCGAATGCGTCTCGTCGACGACTTCACACTCTCCGCGGGCCCTTCGATGCATGCAGCATCGGGGGAGCCTGTGAGAAGAGATTCGTCGAGGGGTGGAAAGTTTTCGCGTGACGCGCGCCGCTTTTCCCGCGCGCTCGATTCCGCCGCGCGCGACCGCGTCAGCGATTTCCTGCGCCGGGCGCATCCGTCGAAAACCGGAGAATGGGTCGAGGATCGCACGGGCGGCGCCGTCTCCGCCATGCGCGTCCGCAAATGGCTCGCCGGCGCCGCGGCGCCCGACTTCTTCGCCTTGCTTCATCTGATCCGCGCCTATGGCGCGGATTTCCTCGTCTTCGTCATTGGCGGCGACGCGCCCGAGAGCTTGCTCGAGGCCGCGCTCGCCGAGCGGCGTGCGCGTTACCTCGAGAATGTTCGAAAGCTCGAGGAAGAGTTCGAGTCTCTGTCCAGTCGGTAGCCGAGTTCCGACACTCGAACGCGCGAGATTTCTATGCGCAAGTTCTGGCTGCGCGCGGCGCTCGCCGCGTCGCTTTTGCGCGACCTTTTTCTCGCCTGTGGCGCTGGCGTGGCGTGGCCTTTCCTCTGGGCCGCTCGCCGATGCGACGCGCTGGCGCAGGCGTTTCCCCGCAACGCGGTGTGGCCGTGGTGGGATTTCCCGCGGCGCCGTCGGGGCGCAGCGCGCGAAACGCCGCTTTCCATGAGCGCCGCAGCGCGCGACGTGCTGGCCGAAAGGCGTCGACAGATCGAGGTCGAGGGCTGGACGCCCGAACATGACGATTCACACGCCGCTGGCGCGCTCGCCAGCGCGGCCGCCTGTTACGCGATCGGCTCGATGATCGAGATTCCGCTCGTGCATCGCGGCAGCGCGGTGATGAACGGCAACGGCAAGCCTTTCGTCTCGCGCATATGGCCGTTCGCCGCACATTGGTGGAAGCCCAAGAGCCGCCGCTACGATCTCGTTCGCGCGGGGGCGCTGATCCAAGCCGAGATCGAGCGCCTCGATCGGGCTGCGCAAAAATGAGCGCGCTGCTCACCGTCGACGGCGACGCGTTGCGCGCTTTCATCGAGCGCATCGAGCGGCTCACGGAAGAGCGCGGCGCGATCGGCGACGATATCAAGGACGTCTATGGCGAGGCCAAGGCGCGAGGCTTCGATCCGAAGATCATGCGCAAGATCGTCGCGCTGCGTCGCCAGGACAAGAAGAAGCGCGAGGAAGAGGCCGAGCTGCTCGCCCGCTATGTCGACGCGATCGGCGACTTCTTCGACACGCCGCTCGGCGCGGCGGCAGAGCGCGGCGATGACTGATCTCTTCGGCGCGGAGCCTGCGCCACGACAATTTTCTCCGCCTCGAACGCGGGCCGAAAAATTATCGCCGCCGATGACGCGCGCGGAAATCGTCGCGCGCTTCGGCGTCGCCGATCTCAAATCGCCGCGCGCGCACAAATGCTTTCGCTGCGAGGTCTCGACGGGCCTCGCCTTCGGATCGCTGCTACGCGGCGGAAAAATCGTTTTCGCGTGCAACACGCATTTCGAGGAGCTGATGTGACGATGCGAAAGCCACGAACGCAACGCAGATTCACGCCGGAAGAGGATGCGCGGCTGCTCGAGCTGCGCCGACGATATCCGGGCTGCAAGCCGGAGAAGGGCGTCCATTGCGCGAATGCCGGCGGGCTGGGCGCCATCGGCAAGATCATGGGGCGCGACCCGACCTCGCTGGCGTGGCGGCTGCGCAAGCTCGCCGGGACCCTGTGAGCGGAGAGCTGTCATGAGCGATCGGGGCGATTGGATTCAGACCTTCACCGGGCGAGCGTTCTATCCGCTCGATCCGGATCCTCGAGACATCTGCGTCGAAGATATTGCGCATGCGCTGGCGAATCTGTGCCGCTATGGCGGCCATACGCGCCATTTCTACAGCGTCGCCGAGCATTGCATTCTGCTCTCGCGCTACGTCCAGGCCTCGCCCGATCTGAAGCATGGCGACATGAGCGCATTCGCGCTCTGGGCTCTGCTCCATGATGCATCCGAGGCTTATCTCGTCGATCTGCCTCGGCCCGTGAAGGGCATGCTGTCGGAATATCGCGCGATCGAAGGCCGAGTGCTCTCGGCGATCGCGGTCCGCTTCGCCATGACGGCCGAGATTCCGGAACTCGTCAAATCGCTCGATCGTCGAATCCTCACTGATGAGCGCACGGCGCTGATGGCGGAGCCGCCCCTGCGCTGGGCGACGGACGCCGAGCCGCTCGGCGTCATCGTGACCGGCCTGTCGCCGGCGCGCGCCGAGCGTGAATTTCTCGACGAATTTCACCGGCTCGCATGGGAGCGGCGATGAGGGACGCCGAGCCATGACCGCGCTCATTCATTACGACGCCGCGCGCAAGGCGCTCGCCGAGGCCTGCCACATCGACCAAGTGCGGAAAATTCGCGACAGCGCCAAGGCGTTCGAAGCCTATGCGCGCGAGGCGAAGGATTGCGAGCTGATGGCGCGGGCGCTCGAACTCAGCTTGATCGCCGAGCGGCGCGCTGGCGAGCTGCTGATCGCAATGGCCGAAAGCGGCGAGCGCGACAAAGGCGCGGGCGGCGATCGAAGATCACGGTCGCGCGATGCGACCGTGAAAACGCTGGCCGAGCTCGGCGTGACGAAATCGGAATCGGCGGCATGGCAGCGTGTGGCGCGGCTCGGCGAGGAAGAGTTCGGCGAGAAGCTCGCCGCGACCATCGGCGAGGCGAAGCGCTCGCTGATCGCGACGCGGGAAGAGCGCCAGGTCGAAAAGAGGGAGCGTCGCGCCGAGCGGGAACGGGAACTCGGCGCGAAGCTCTGCGCGTGGCCGACGCGCCGGTATGGCGTCATCTATTGTGATCCGGCGTGGAAATTCGTGACCTATTCGAGCGAGACCGGGCTCGATCGCGCCGCCGACAATCATTATCCGACGCAGACTCTCGAAGAGATCGCGGCGCTCGATGTGCAGGGAATCGCCGCCGATGATTGCGTGCTGTTCATGTGGGTGACGGGGCCGTTCCTGCGCGCGGCCTTTCCGATCATGGAAGGGTGGGGCTTCGAATACAAGGCGCGCTTCGTCTGGTCGAAGGTCATTGCCGGAAATGGCTATTGGAACCGCGACGATGCCGAAGAGCTGCTCGTCGGCGTGCGTGGCTCGATTCCCTGTCCCGCGCCGGGCACGCAATTTCGCGCGCTGCACGAGGAGATCAAAGCGCGGCACAGCGCCAAGCCGGACTATTTCGCGACGATGATCGAAGCGATGTTCCCGTCGCTGCCGAAAATCGAGCTCAATCGCCGCGGGCCGCCGCGGACTGGCTGGGACGCTTGGGGGAACGAGGCCGAGGCGGAGGGCGCGCTGTGAGCGATCGGGTGCGGCTCTTTTCGCTCGCCGAGCAGATCAGGGGCGTCGAGGCGGCGGCGCGCGTGGCGACGGGGCGCGAGCGTCCGCCGGCGCGGGCGGTCGAGCGCGAATATGCGGGCGATATTCTCGCCGCCGCCTTACGCACGCTGCGCTGGGTGCGCGAGCATGAGGGCGAGATACGCGCGGCCGTCGCGGGCAGCGCGCCCGCGCCCGCGCCCGCGCCCGCGGTCGAGCGGGGCAAGCCTTGCGAGTTTCCGCTCGCGCGCTCCGCGGCGATGCGCTGCGCCGAGGGCGCGTTTCAGAAATTCCTCGGCGTCGAGACGGCCGAGGGCGCGGCGGACGCGCTGCGCCGCCGTTGCGGCGTCTCGAGCCGCAAGGATTTCGACCGCGACGCCGCGGCGCGGGTGCGATGGCGCGATCTCGAGGGGGAGTTCCGCGCATGGCTGCGCTGTGTGGACGATGGCGATGCGAGGCCCGCGGCATGAGCCTGCAGGCCATGACATGGGCGCTCGCGCGCGAGACCGGCTCGCCCTCTGCGAAGATTGTTCTTCTCACGCTCGCGAATTACGCCGATGCGCGTGGTGCGGCCTTCCCGTCGCACAAGAGGCTCGCCGCCGAGACCGAGCAATCCGAGGATGTGATCGCGAAGAGGCTCGCCGATCTTGCGCGCGCGGGGCTCATCTTCCGCACGCGGCGCTATTCGACCGGCGAGAGAGGCGGCCGGCGCACGAATGAATATGTCGTGCTCCACGATGAGGCGGCGCGCGGCTATGCGCGCTCGCTCGGCTGGGAGGAGCTGGCTTGCGCCGACGCGCTCGCCGATCGCGAGGCGGCGGAGGAGGAGGTCTGCGGGGAGGGCGACGGGGCAGGGGAGGCGGCGTTCGCCGCGACTATGGACAAGCCTGTGGAGAGCGAGGGGTTAACCCGCGATCTGCGGGTTAACCTTGGGGAGGTTAACCCGCAAGCGGCGCCCCCCTTAACCCGCTCTGGCGCGGGTTATCCTATAAAGCTTGAACCCAAACCTGGAACCATTACCCCCCCTCCCCCCACGGGGGGCGTGGGGCGCGCTTCGCGCTTCGATCTGGAATTCAGACCGATCTGGCCGTGGGATCATCGCGACCTCGTCGAGCCGGCGCGCAAGCGGTTCCTCGCGCTTTCCGATGACGAGCAGGCGCTCGCCGTGCGCTTTGCGCCCAGCTTTCTCTCCGCGCATCGTGGGCCGGCGCATTGCCGCATGAAGGCCGAGGATTGGCTGAAGAAGAAGGGCTGGCAGGCGTTTCAGAACAAGCCTGCCGAGCCGCCGAGCGCGGCTTGCGTCTTCGTCGAACGCGGCTCGCCGCAATGGATGGCCTGGCAGGCTTGGTATGCCACCCATGAACCCTCGGCGCTGCGCAATGGCCAGCTCGTCGCGATGCAATCGCGGCACTCCGGAAAATGGGGGCGCACGATGCGCGGGGAATGGCCGCCGGCGAGCGGCGGCAAGGCGGCGCGCGACGGGCCTGGGGCGGCGTGAGGAGTGCGTTGCGTGAGGGCGATCGGCGGGGCTCGGACGGGCGGAGAGACGATGAGCTGGTATGTCGTGGAATGCTATCCGGGGAAGGACTTCGATGTTTGCCGCAAGCTCGCCCATGTCGGCTATGACGTGTGGCGGCCGATGCGGAAGGTGACGACGACGCTGCGCGATGGCGGGCTGCGCGGGCGACGCTGTCGATCCGTCCCGCGATTCGGGCGCTACCTGTTTCTGCGCGTCGAGCTCACGGCGAGCATGCGTTTCACGATATCCACAGAGACCGGCGTGCGTGGATTTCTGAAGCGCGCGGGCGATGACGAGCCGGCGATCGTGCCTGACGAATGGATGGATTTCCTGATGTTCGGCAAGCCGATCGTCGATCGGCGCGGGCTCGCGTTCGAGAGCGGCATGCGCGTTCGCGTCAATGCGGGTCCGCTCGCCGGACGCGAAGGCGTCGTGAAGTCGGTTGACGACGGGCGCGTCGTGAAGATAGGACTCGATTCATTCGGATGCTTGGCAATCGAGTCGAGCTATCTCGATCCCCTGGTGCAACGCTGCGCGATGAGCGACGTGCGTCCGATGGGGCGAGAGACACGATCCGAACGAGATGGTTCTCCGGCGCCCATGCGCACGAAAGCCGGAGACGCGAGCCCTGGTGCTATGCCGCAGGCGTCCGAGGGGCAAGCGTGACGGACCCGTCAAAGACGAGAAGTGCGAAGCTATGAGCCTCCAGCGACAGGCGCTCGACTCCTTTGCCCAAAGCCCCCAAGCTCGCCCGTCGTCCGGGCGCGCCGCCGATCGCCGAGGGCGCGCGGCCGCAGAGTGACGCGGACTATGAGCGCCGCCGCCGTGACGCCGCACGCTGGCGCTCCTGGTATGGGCTGCGCCGATGGCGCGCCAAGAGCAAGGCACAGCTCGCTGCCGAGCCGTTATGCCGGATGTGCCAGGCCGAGGGCGTGGTGACGGCGGCGACGGTCGCCGATCACATCGAACCGCATCGCGGCGACCCGGAGAAGTTCTGGAACGGCGCGCTGCAGAGCCTGTGCGAGTGGCACCACAACCGCGCCAAACAGCGCGAGGAAGCCGCCGCGCGCCGCCCCTGACGCCGCCGCAGCCCGGCCCCCCAGGGGGCGGCAAATCTTCACCGGAATCCCGCCGCGACCGGTCGCTCAAGCCAGCGTGAATCGCCGCGAAATTCGCGGAAAGTTTTTTTTGGAGGGTAGAGAAAGAGTTATGGGACGGAGACGCGACCCGGCCGAGATGCAGGCGGCGAAGGGCTATCCCGGCAAGCGGCGGTCGAAGACCGATCGCCAGATCGCCGAGGCCGAGGCTCTCGCCGAGCTGCTCGCCGCCGCCCCCGCCGAGTCCGACGACGCCCTCGGGCCGCCCGCGCTGCTGAACGACGCCCGACTCCTCCCGGCGCTCACCATCTGGCGCGACTACGCTCCGCGCCTCCAGAAACTGAACCTCTTCGCCGCGCTCGATCGCCATTCCTTCGCGATCTTCTGCGTCTATTACGCGGACTTCGTCGCCGCGCAGGCGGACATCAACAAGAACGGCTTCAGCCGCCTCGTCAAAACCGTCTCCGGCGACCGCATGCCGCGGAACAATCCAGCCGTCGATCGCCGCGACACGGCGGTCAAATTCATCCTCGAGTTCAGCAAGCGCTTCGGGCTCACTCCTCTCGATCGCCTCGACCTCATCGGCAAGCAGGCCGGCGGCTTCAACGGCGGCCTCTTTCCGGACCGCCCCGGCCCCGAGACCGGCGAACCCGCCAAAGATCCGGCCGGCAAAGACGACAGCGTCATCGGAATCGCCAACCGCTTCGACTCGCCTCCGCCCGGCACCTATCAGTGATCGTGCATGGACCTCGCGCTTCCGGCCGGAGAGGCCAGCGCGGCAACGCTGCAGCGCCTCGCCGGCGAGCGCTTCGCGCCGGAGCCGGAGTGGATCGCCAAGGCGAGCGCGCTCGGCTGGGAATGGCCGAGCATCGCCTGGCGCCGCGCCGCCCGCGTCCCCGGCGCATGGTTCGACGCGACCAAGGCCGACGCGATCGTCGACCTCTGGCCGAAGGTATTTCGCCTCACCGAGGACCGCTTCGCCGGCGCGCCCTTCTATCTCGCCTTCTGGGAGGAGGTGACGGTCCGTCTCCTCGTCGGCTGGAAGATCCCGGTCGAGGTTGTCGACCCGCAAACGCGCACGAAGCGCTTCGAGCATGTCCGGCTGTTTCGCCGCCTCATGCTCTGGATCCCGAGAAAGAACGGCAAATCCGAATTTCTCGCCGCTCTCGCGCTGCTGTTCTGGGCGCTCGAGGGCGTCGTCGGCGGACAGGGCTTCGTCTTCGCCCGCGACGAGAAACAGGCGAAGATCGTCTTCGACAAGCAGAAGGCGATCATCGCGCAGAGCGACCAGCTGAAGGGCGGCGTCGTCACCTTCGGCAAGAGCCTGTGGATCCCGGAGCGCCGCGCCAAATTCGAGCTGCTCTCCGGCAAGGCGGAGGGCAAGCACGGCCGCTCGCCGACAGTTACCGTCGGCGACGAGATGCACGAATGGATTTCGCGCGAGCTCGCCAACACTTTGCGCCAGGGTATGGGCGCGCGCCTGCAGCCGATCGAGCTGTTCGCAAGCACGGCGGGGCTCAAGAGCGCAGCGACCGGCTGGGAGCTGTTCGATGAAAGCCAGAAGATCCTCGCCGGCCCGATCGCGCCGCCGATCGCCGGAGAGGATGAAGGCGAAGGCCTCTATGAGCCCTCGACCCTCGTCGTCATGTTCGCCGCTGGCGAGGATGACGACTGGCAAGACGAGGAGGTCTGGCGCCGGGCTAATCCCAATCTCGGCCTCTCGCCGACGCTGCATTATCTGCGGCTCGAGGCGCGATCAGCGAAGGGTAATCCCCGCGCCGAGAGCGCATTCCGCAGATACCACCTCAACCAATGGGTGGAGGCGGTCTCGCGGTGGCTCCCGATCAAGAAATGGGACGCCTGTGGCACAAAGGACGGCTGGCGGACCTTTCCGAAAGAGCTGCGCGGCCGGCGATGCTTCGGCGGCTTCGACATCTCGTCGACGATCGACATCACCGCGCTCATCTGGTGGTTCCCGCCGCAGGAGCCCGGCGACAAAACTCGCCTTGTCGCGCGCTTCTGGGTGCCGGCGGACAATATCGAGGCCAGGTCGAAGCGCGACCGAGTGGCCTATGACCGTTGGCTGAAAATGGGCGCGATCGAAGCGACACCCGGCGATTATGTCGATCAGTCCTATGTGCAGGCGGCCATTCTCGAAGGCCTCGAGCTCTATGACGTGCAGGCGATCGGCTATGACCCGTGGAACGCGACCAAGCTCTACACTGATCTGCAGAAGGACGGCGTCTCCGCCGAGCTCTTCCTCAAGGTCCGCCAGGGCATTCCGTCGCTCGGCGAATCGTCGAAGGATTTCGAGCGCCTCGTCTTCGCCGGCCTGCTCGATCACGGCGGCCACCCAGTGCTGCGTTGGATGGCGCAAAACGCGCTGGTGCGTTTCGACCGCAACATGAATTTCGCGCCCGACAAGGCGGCCTCGCGCGAGAAGATCGACGGCATAGCCGCCGCGATCACCACCAATGTGGCCGTTCTCACCGCCGAACCCGCCGGCTCCGGCTTCCTCGACTATTGAAGGCCTCGATGTTCGGCTTTGGAAAGCGCGCGCAGCTCAAGCGTGAGATCGAGACCTTGCGCCTCGAGAAGGAGGTGCGGGAGCTGCGCGGGGCGGTCGAGAATGCGGGAACGACGGCGACCTATCCGCTGTCCGATCCGCTAGCCTTCGAAAAGCTGTTCGGGACGGCGCCGAACGCCGTCTCGGCCGACAAGGCGCTCACACACAGCGCCGTCTATGGCTGCGTCCGTCTCATCGGCGGCTGCATCTCGATGCTGCCGTTCCTGCTCTTCGATGAGCAGCCCGACGGCCATCGCGTGCGCGACCGCAAATCGCCGCTCGCGGTCATGATCGACAGGCGGCCGAACGCGCGGCTCTCCGCGTCGATGTTCTGGCGCTCGATCGTGTCGGACATGCTGCTTAACGGCAATGGAATCGCGTGGATCGAGCGCCGCTCCTTCCGCTCGCTGGAGGTGGTCGAGCTGCATTATGTGCCTTGGGCCAGGACGGGAATCCGGCTCGATCGCGTCGACGGCCGCGCGATGCAAATCTACACGATGACGCTCGACGATGGGCGCCTCGTCGTCGCGCCGCAGGATGACGTGCTGCATATTCCAGGTAGCCCGATCTGGCAGATTTTCCGCGCCATGTCGCCGCTCACAGCCTATGCGATGAGCGTCGGCATCGGCATTTCGGCCGACGCCTTCGCGAAGTCCTATTTCGACAATGGCTCGACGCCGGACGGCTATCTCACTTTTCCGAACGGCGCGGGCAAGGACACGGCCGACGAAATCCGCAATCATTGGATGGCGAAGCATGGCGGCGAGAATCGCTTCGCGGGCCCCGCTGTGTTCACCAATGGCGGCAAGTTCGAATCGATCCGCATCAATGCCGCCGACGCGCAGCTGCTCGACACGCGCCGCTTCTCGGTCGAGGACATTGCGACGCGCGTCTTCGGCGTGCCGGCGCATCTCGTCGGCCTCACCGAAAAGGCGACGAGCTTCGGCAAGGGCCTCGAGGAACAGACCCAGGCGTTCGTCGACATGACGCTCGGACCGCATCTCTGCGCGATCGAGGACGAGGTCAATCACAAGCTGATCCGAGACGGCCAGGTCGCCGAGTTCGACCGTGAAGGATTCGTGCGCGGCGATCTGACGACGCGCATGCAGGCCTTTCGCTTCGCGCTCGGCGGAAACAACGGCCCCGGCGTCATGACGCCGAATGAGGTGAGGCAAAAGCTCAATATGGGTCCGTCATCCGATCCGAAGGCGGACGAACTCGTCGGTTGGAACGGCGGCGCCGCGCTGATTGGCCAGAGTGGCGGGCCGCCGCAGGAGGATGGTGCGCCTCCCGAGCCTCAGCCCGAGAACACGCGGCCCGAGAACGCGAAGGCCGCAAAACCCTCCCGTCAACGCAAGCCGAGGACGTGACGCCCATGCGCCGCCTGTTGAGACTGCTCGCCGCCAATGGCCCCGGCCGCAAGCCGAAGATCATCCGGGGCTTCGATCCCGATTGGGATGGCGACGACGACAGCGACCCGCGTTTCGATCCCGATCGCGACGGCGAGGAGGCGACGATCTATGTCTATGGCGTCATCGGCGGATGGGATCAGCCGGAGACCGAGGACATCGTGCGCGGGATCGCCGCGCTGAATGTCGGCACGATTCACCTGCGCATTCATTCGCCTGGCGGCATGGTGTTCGAGGCGCAGGCGATCAAGACGGCGCTCGAGCAACATCCGGCCCGCGTCATCGCCCATGTCGACGGCCAGGCCTGCTCGGCCGCATCGGTCCTGATGCTCGCCGGAGACGAGATCGAGATCGCGCCCGGCGGCTTCGCGATGATCCACAATCCGACGACGCTCGCCTGGGGCGACGATGAGGAGATGGAGCGCACGGCCGAGATGCTGCGCGCCATCCGCGATTCCATCGCCGCGCAATATTCGTCGCGGACGGGCGTGGCGGTCGATGAGCTGCTCGCCATGATGGCCGCGGAGACCTGGCTCAACGCCGAGAAATGCGTCGAGATGAAGTTCTGCGACCGCCTCGCCGCGCGCGCGCCGCAGCCGCAGAATCTCAAGCGCTTCGATCTCTCCGCCTATAAGCATCCGCCGCAAGCGCTGCTCGCGCCGCAAAAGCCAGAGCCTCCGAAATCCGATCCCTTCGCCGAGGCCCTGCAGGCCTCTCGCGAGCGCCACGCCCGCATGCTGAAGCTCTTCCAGCTCGGCGCCTGATTTCCCGCCCTTCCCCGTTCGGGGAACTCGCCCCTTCACGGGGTTCACTCTCCCCAAGAGGAGCTGACAATGGCCGCATTGAACAAACTGCGCGAGGATCGCGCCCGCAAGGTCACCGAATATAAGGGGCTCATCGAATCTGCGAGCTACACCAAGGAGGTCGAGGCCAAGGCGGATGATGTTCTGAAGGAGATAGAGCTTATCGATGGACAGATCATCCGAATACAGAATCTCACCAGGCTCACCGCCGACGAGGTGACCGAATTCAACGCCCGCGCTGCGGCGAACGAGAACGGCAAGAGCGTCGACGAGAATACGCATCTCGTCAAACAGGCGCGGGCCGCCTTCGTGAAGGCGCTGGCGCGCGGCGTCGCCGCGCTCAACCCGGAGGAGGCGGCCCTCGTCTCTGCCGCCGATCCGGGGAATCGCCATCGCATCATGAACGTCGCGGAAGGCTCCTCCGCGACCGGCGGCGTGCTCGTTCCGACCCTCGTCATGCCGACCGTGCTGGAGTTCCTCAAGGCCTATGGCGGCATGCGCCAGGTCGCCTGGATTTTCCCCACCGCGGGCGGCCAGCCGTTCACCTGGGGCACGATCGACGACACGACCGCCGAAGGCGAGATGGTCGCCGAGGGCGTTACGGCGAGCGATGACGATCTGGCCTTCGATTCGGTCAGCATCGGCGCCCACAAATTCTCGTCGAAGACGATTCCGGTCTCGATGGAGATCCTGCAGGATGCGGCGGTCGATGTGGAATCGATCGTGCTGCGGGCCTTGGCGACCCGCATTGCCCGCGGTCAGAATCGCAAGTTCACGACCGGCACGGGCACGGGACAGCCGCAGGGCGTCATCACTGCGGCCTCAGTTGGCTACACGGCGCCGACGGGCAACACCACGTCGCTTTCCTACGACTTCTTCCAGGAGCTCTATCATTCCGTCGATCCGGCCTATCGTGCGTCGGCGAGCTGCGCATGGATGATGAACGACAAGACCTGGAAAGTGATCAAGAAGCTCAAGGACGCGAACAACCGGCCACTGTTCCTGCCCTCGCTCGAATCTGCCTTCAGCGGCGGCAATGCGACCGGCTATATGATCGAGGGAAAGCCGATCGTCATCAATCAGCACATGGCCGATCTAGCCGCCAATTCGAAGAGCGTGGCCTTCGGAGATTTCAGCAAATATATGATCCGCGACGTGATGGACGTGCTCATCCTGCGCTTCACTGACTCCGTCTATGCGAAGAAGGCGCAGGTCGGCTTCCTCGCCTGGGCGCGCGCGGACGGCCGCATGATCGACGCCAAGAACGCCACCACCTCGGCGTGGGAATCGATCCGCGTGCTGCAGCAATCAGCGACCTGACGGCCAGGCGCTCGCGCGGGTGCGGGCGAGCGCGAATTGTCCGTGCGCAACCATCTTCGCAGGAATCACGCGAATGAGAATCAAGCTGCTGACCGGCGTCGCCGGCGAAAATGAATCGCATCTTCCGGGCGATCTCGTCGATCGCCCGGAAAATGTTGCGCGCGAATGGATCGCGGCCGGGCTCGCGATCGAAGCGCCGGAGGCGGATCTCGCCGCGGCGCGCGTCGCCGAGCTTTCCGAGGCCCTCGCCGGCGCGTCGGCGGAGCGCGACGGCCTCGCCAAACAGGTCACCGAGCTTTCGGGCAAGCTCGCGGCGGCGGCCAAGGAGAAGCAGGGCGCGACCGCGGAGGCCGACGTCCATCGCAAGGCCGCCGAGGCGGCGCGCACGCAGACGAACGCCGTCGTCGAGACCTTCGAAAAATACAAGGTCGCGACGGCGATGCGGATGAAAGCCGTCGAGGATGAGCGCGACGAGTTCAAGCGCCAGGCCGAGGCGCTCGCCGAGCAGCTCGTGGCCAAACCCGCCGTTCCGGCGCCCTGACCCATGACCGGCGTCTATAGCCTCGTCTCGCGCTCGTCGACGCCGATCGTCTCGCTCGGCCAGGCGAAGGCGCAGACGAACACGGTCGATTTCGGCGACGATGATGCGTTGCTGACCGCATTGCTCGATGTGGCGACCGCGCATCTCGATCTCGAGCATGGGATCATCGGCCGGCCGCTGCTCAATCAGGTTTGGGAATATGCGGCGCCGGGGCCGACGCAATCAGCGCCGCCTTTCGATCCGCGCTTGCGCGGCTTCCCACCCATGACCGGTTTTCTGCTCGATCGCGCGCCGCTCGTCTCGATCGACAGCGTCGAATATTTGCTGGATGGCGCCTATCAGACGCTCGCGACCGGGCAATGGGTCAAGCGCCGCATCTCGAAAGAGCTGACCTTCGTGCGTCTCGCGACCGGCGTCGCTTGGCCGCGGGTCGATACGGATGAGGAGGCGTGGAAGATCACCATGACGCTGGGCTATGGCGCGACGCCCGATTTCGTGCCGGCGCCGATCCGTCAGGCTGCGCTGCTGATGATCTCGCATCTCTACCAGAACCGCGAGGCGGTGTCGGGCTTCGGCGCCGCGCTGCAGGAGGTGCCGCTCGGCGTCGAGGCGCTCGTCGGCCCGTTCCGCGCGCCGAACACGTGAGGGCAGGGCGATGCTCGCCGGACGCATGCGCTATGCCGTCACCATCCGGCGCCGAGAGGTGCTTGCGGACGATCCCGGCGGCGTGCCGCGCGGCGACTTTGTCGACGCCTTCACGACTCGCGCGGGCTTTGCGCAAATCTCTGCGGTCAAGGCCGCGGAGGCAGGCCTCGCGGAAGACCAAGAGCACGGCCAGCTCACCATCTATGACTGCGCCCAAAACAGAACGATCACCGTCGCCGACCGCCTGCGGCTCTCTGGCGCCGAGTGGTCGATCGAATCCGTCGCCGTGCCGGACAAGGCGCGCCGCTGGATCATGATCGGCGTCACGCGCAAGATCGGCGGATAGGCTTCGATCATGTCGCTCCCGCTCTTCACCATCGCGCGTAGCGCCTTCTCGCTCTATCAGCTCAATGAGGCGACCGGCGTCATCGGCGTGCCGGATGTCCTCGCCGAGCTGGGCAAGATCGGCCTGCGCATGGAGCTCAACGCGCGGCGCATCGATCGCAGCGCGCTCGACGAGATGGTCTCCCTCGCGCAAGAGAGCGCTCCCGTCGATACCGGGCGCTTGCGCGTCGGAATCGAGGGCGAGGAAACCGATGCCTATTTCGAGTTTCGCGCCTCGGCCTATCGCGTGTCGTCGAGCGGGAAGGATCAAGAGGATTATGCCCATTTCGTGGAGTTCGGCACGGCCCCCGGTCAGCGCGGCCAGAGCGCGGCCATCGACGAGCGCGCCGATATGTTCAGCGGAACCCGTTCGAGCGCCTTCGTGACCGGCCGGCGCCAGCGCCGCCAATATCGCGGCCATCCGGGCACGGAGGCGCAGCCCTTCTTTTATCCGGCGGTCGACGAAGCGCTCGCCCGCCGCGGTCGCGAGATGGACGATGTGATCCCGGACGCCGCCCGTGAGGGCGGCTGGGAATTGGAGTGAGCCATGCCCAAGGTCGAAATTCATGAGACCGCGATCGTCGTCGCGCGCCCCGGCGTGCATGTCACCTATTCGCCCGGCAAGCATCTCGCGCCGGATGCGCATATCGTCGATGTGGAGCGGCAGGGTCGCGGCTTGCGCCTCACCATGCGAGGCGAGGGCCGGGCCAAAGCGCGGGATACGAAAGCGCCGGGTGGGGCCGCTCCCGCGGCGAGGACGGGCGAGACGCGATGACGCCGCTCAAGGCGCTCAAGATCGCGACCGTCGAGGCGCTCAGGACCAATGCCGGCGTCGCCGCGATCGCCGGCAAGAAAATCTATGACGAGGTTCCGCGCGACAATCGCGGCAATCCCTCCGACGCGGAAGCGCCCTTCGTCTATCTCGGCCCGCTCGGCTGGCGCCGGATCGAGCTAGGCTGCAATCCCGGCTATGACGTGGCGCTGCGGCTCTATGCCGTTTCGACGAAATTCGGCCGCGAGCAAGTCTGGGATCTGCATGAGGCGATGCGCGTCGCTCTCGATCTCGCCGAGCTGACCCTCGCCGGCGGCCATGTGATGACGCCCTTCCGCTGCACGGCGGGCGGCGATGTGATCTCGCCGCTCGCGCCGAAGGAATGCTTCCTCGATCTGCGAACCGAGATTTCCGACGCGACTCCCTATCTGTGATCCCCTCGAAAGGACAAGGCGATGACGGCCAATCCCGTGAACCTGCTCGCCGGGCAGAAATTCTATATCCTCGTCGGCGACGGCGCCTCTCCGACGGAAGCCTTCACCTTCTTCTGCGTCGCTGTCTCGGTCGAGTCGAAGCACGCCGCGGAGATCGAGGACGCCTGGGTTCCGGACTGCAATGATCCGACCGCATTGCCGACGCGCGCGAGTCAGGTCAAAGGCCTCACCTGGGATTTGACCGCGTCCGGAAAAGCAGATCCGGCCAAGCTCCCCTATCAGCGCGTCATCACCGCCTTTCGCGCCGGAGCCAAGATCAATCTGCAGCTGATGCGCGATCTTCCCGGCGCCAGCGGCGGCAATGTCGAGCAAGGCGCGTTTCTCGTCGCCGATTGGAGTGAGACCAAATCCGACAATAGCACGGTCGCCTTCAGCTGCAGCTTCCGCGGCCAGGGCGCCTCGACGATCACGGCCAACGCATGAGCGAGCCGCAGCTTCACACCGCGGTCTATCGCGATCTCGCCGGCCGCCGCCGCAAGCTCGAGCTGCGGCTCGGCGAGATCGCCGAATTGGAGCGCCTTTGCGGTGCGGGGATCGCCGCGGTTCTCGTGCGTCTCTCCACCATGCAGTGGCGATACGACGATATTCGCGAGACCGTCCGGCTCGGCCTGATGGGCGGCGGCGCCAGCGAGCCCGAGGCGACCGCCATCGTCATGCGCGCGCTCGATCCGGCGCCCAAGGGCGCGCATCTGCAGCTCGCCGCGGACGTCGTGAACGCCTGCGTCATGGGCGTCGCGCCGGGAAAAGACGAGGGGGAGGGGGCAGCGAGCGCCGCGCCGGCGACCTCTCCCCCTTCTATGAGCTCGCCGGCGCCCTGCGCATGAGTCCGCGCGAGGTGGATTTGTTAACGCTCGCCGAATTCGACGCGATGATGCGCGGCTTCGCGCGCTCGCGCGGCGTCGCGATCGGCGACGCGCCCTCGGATGATGAATATCTCGAGGCCCTGGCGGCGTTCCAAGCCGCCGGCCTCGCCTGAGAGGAGCGACCATGGCGTCGCCGAGCCAGGCCCTACGCCTCCGCTTCTCGACCGATCTCGAGCCCGCCAAGCGCGGCCTCGCCGATCTCGCGGCGACCGCGGGGACGCAGCTCGCGCTCGTGTCGACCTCGGCGATCGGCGCGGCGCGCACGCTCAACGCCACCAGCGAGAGCGTCGGGGCGGTCTCCGGCGCATTGTCCTCGGCGCTGCAGTTCTTCGCGGCCTATAAGATCGCCATGCTCGGCGCGACGGCGGGAATCGCCGCCTTCGGCTCCGCGCTGGACGCCGCAGCGGATCAGGTCGAGAAGCTGCAGCATATCGCCCGCGGCGCCGAGGAGGCGGGCGTCTCCTCGACCTTCTTCCAGGTCTGGCGCAATCAGGCCGCCGCGCTCAATGTCGAGGTCCGCACGCTCGAGCAAGCGCTCGCGCACGCCAAGCAGGCCGTGCGCGAGACGGTGGACGACAGCGGCAGGGATCGCGTCAACCAGATCGGCCGCTTCCTCGACGAGCTCTATCGCGGCGGCCGCGTCGGGGGTCGGGGCCTCGGCGATTTTCTCGCCGCCGACACCAATGAGCAAAAGATCAACGCCGTGCTCGAGGCGATGCGCGAGCTGCAGGCGCGCGGCCGCGAGATCGAGGCGCTGCATCTCGCCGAGATGCTGACCGGCGCGCCGGAGCTGGCCGAGAAGCTCGCCGAGGCCGTCAAGGCCGGCAAGTTGAACATGGGCGAGCTGATCGCCGAGGCGCAGCGCAGCGGAAGCGTCTTCGACGCGGATCTGGTCAAGCGCGCCGATGATCTCGACGAGCGTCTCCGCAAGGCGCGCGCGACCATGGCCGAGGGCATGATGCCCGTGCTGCGCGATCTCGCCGGCCTCGGCCTCGATATTCGCGACGGCTGGGTCGGCGTCGAGGAAGTGCTCGCGCGTCTCGTCGTGCTCGCCGGCAAGCTCTATTCGGCCATTAAGTCGCTCGCCGACCTCGTGCCGGATGTCGGCAAGGGCCTCGAGCGATTCGGCGATTTCATCGTTCCGCAGCTCGAGCGCGCGGGCCTCGTCGGCGACCGTGCGTCGCGCGGGCGGGACATCGCCCGCGCCGGCCTCGCCCATCCCGGCGCCTTCGGCGGCCAGATGACGGATGCGGAGCGAGACGCGGCGCTGGCGCTCATCAACCCGCGCCGCAGCATCATGAATGCCGGCGATCTGACGCCGACCGCCGAGGCTCTGGACGCCGTGCGCAACGCGCCGCTGCCGCCGCGGAGGCCGGCGTTGTCCTTCCTCGAGGCGCCCGCCGCCGCGACGCTGCATGCCGGGCGCGCATCCTCCTCGAGCGCGGGGACGGATCAGGTCGAGACCTATCTGACCCAGCTCCGCAAGAGCATCGAGGTGCTGCAGGCCGAGGCCGATGCGCAAGGCAAGGCGAGCGGCGAGAAAGAGCGCGCGATCGATCTCGCCAAGGCCGAGGCCGCGGCGCGCGAGCGCGGAACGCCGCTTACGCAAAAGGAGCGGGCCGAGGTCGAGCGCCTCGCCGACGCCCATGCCAATCTGCGCAAGCGAATCGACGACACCACCAAGGCCGAGGCGGCGGCGAAGGAACAGATGCAGTTCTTCGGCAACACGGCGATCGACGCATTGACGCGCCTGTCGCAGCCCGGCGCGAAATTCAACGATGTGCTGCGCTCGATCATCGTCTCGCTCGAGCAAGCCGCGCTGAAAGCCGCGCTGCTCGGCGAGGGGCCGCTCGCCTCGCTGTTCGGAACGGCGGGGCAGGGCGGCAATATCGGGGGCCTCATCGGCTCGGTGTTCGGGGGCGGGTCGGGTGGCTCGGCCGGCTCGGCGATCGGCGGCTTCTTCACCAAGCTCTTCTCGGGCGGCTTCGCCGAGGGCGGAACGATCCCCGCGGGGCGTTGGGGCATCGTCGGCGAGCGCGGGCCCGAGCCGATCTTTGCGGGCAATATGCCGGTGTCGATCATGCCCAATGCTCTGGCGCGCTCGGTCCTCGGGGCCGCGCCGGCCGCGCGCGGCGGCGGAGCGTCGTCGACGACGCATAATTACGTCAATCTCAGTGTCACGACGCCCGACGCGGCTTCATTCCAGCGCTCCGAAGGCCAGATCGGCGCTCTGCTCGGCCGCGTGCTGGCGCGCGGTCAGCGCAACCTGTGACCGATTGCGCGAGAGCGGATGACCGGCTTTCACGAAGTGCTCTTTCCCTACGACATCGCTCTCGGGAGCCGCGGCGGTCCGGAGCGTCGCACGGATATCGTCAATCTGCGCTCGGGCTATGAGGAGCGCAATTCGATCTGGGCGCATTCGCGGCGCCGCTACAATGCCGGCTATGGCCTGCGCGATCGAGACGACGCGAAGCTCGCCGCCGTGGTGCATTTTTTCGAGGAGCGGCGCGGGCGGCTCTATGGCTTTCGATGGCGCGACCGTTTCGATATGTCCTCGGCGGCGACTCCCGGCGTCGCCGTCACGCCGCTCGATCAGCAGATCGGAACCGGCAACGGCGTCGTCACCAGCTTTCAACTCGTCAAGACCTATGGCGCGAGCTTCGCGCCTTATGCGCGGCCGATCCGCAAGCCGGTCGCGGGAAGCGTCGTCGTCGCCCTGAATGGCGTGACGCAGGCGAGTGGATGGACCGTCGACACGACGACGGGGATCGTCACATTCGCCGCCGCGCCGGCGAGCGGCGCAATCGTGAAGGCCGGCTATCAATTCGACGTGCCGGTCCGCTTCGATATCGATTATCTGGAAATCGACTACACGACATGGAAGGCCGGGCAGATTCCGAACATTCCAGTCGTCGAGATCAGGGTCTAGCGCGGTGAAGACTCTTTCGCCTGCGCTCGCCGCGCATCTCGCAAGCGGCGCGACGACGATGGCCTATTGCTGGCGCGTGACGCGACGCGATGGGCAGGTGCTCGGCTTCACGGAGCACGACGAAGACATCGTCTGCGATGGAACGAATTTTCTCGCCGCGAGCGGCTTCACGGCCTCGCAGATTCAGAAGGGCCTCGGCCTTGCGGTCGATAATTTCACCGCCGCCGGCGCGCTCTCATCGGCCGCGATCAGCGAAACGGACATTCTCGCCGGCCGCTACGACGACGCCGCGCTCGAATTGCTCTGGGTCAATTGGGCCGATCCGACGCAGTTCATTGTCGTGTCGAGCGGCCATCTCGGCGAGACCAAGCGCGCAGGCCTCGCCTTCACGGCGGAATTTCGATCGCTTGCCGCTCGGCTCGGGCAAAAGATCGGCGGAACGTATCAGCGCACATGCAGCGCCACGCTGGGCGATTCGAAATGCCGCATTGATCTCACGCGCTCGGAGCTGCGCGCCACGGCGACCGTGCAGACGGAAGGCCTCGCGCGACGCATCGTCGTCACCGGGCTTGGCGCCTATGCAGCCGATTGGTTCACGCATGGCAAGGCGACCTTCGCGACTGGCGCGAACGCCGGGATCTCGATGGAGGTCAAAAAGCACATGCGCTCGGCGGGGCAAGACGTGCTCGAGCTCTGGAACGCGCCGCCTTTCGCCTTCGCGATCGGCGATGCGGCGACCGTCACCGCCGGCTGCGCGAAGAGCTTCGCGGCCTGCCGGAACAAATTCGCCAATCAGGCGAATTTTCGCGGCTTCCCTCACATTCCGGGCAGCGATCACGTGATGGCCGCAGCGAAGCGCGGCGCGACCAATCAGAGCGGCGGGTCGATCTTCGGGTGAGCAAGCCGGTCGTTACGAGGACGGCGATCGTCGCCGCCGCGCGCGCGTGGATCGGCACGCCTTATCGCCACCAAGCCTCATGCCGCGGCGCCGGCTGCGATTGCCTCGGCCTCGTGCGCGGCGTGTGGCGCGAGCTCTATGGCGCGGAGCCGGAGACGCCGCCGCCCTATTCCCCGGACTGGGGCGAGGCGGGCGCGGTCGAGCATATCCTCGAGGCGGCGCGCCGCAACATGACCGAGATCCTGCTCGCCGACATGCGCGCCGGCGACGCGCTGGTTTTTCGTATGCGCGAGGGACGCATCGCCAAGCATATGGCGATCTTGTCCGGCCCGTCGACCATGATCCACGCGCAGGTCCGCGACAGCGTGCGCGAGGTCGCGCTCACACCCTATTGGCGCCGCCACATCGTCGCCGCTTTCGCCTTTCCCGGAGTCTCGGACTAATGGCTGAGATGCTGATCGGCAGCGCCGTGAGCGCGGTTGTCGGCACGGGGCTCGGCTATGCCGGGCGGCTGCTCGCCGGCGGCGGAAAGAGCAGCGCGCCGAACGTCACCTTCGGCCAGCGCGTCGACGACGTTTATCTGACCGGCTCGTCGGAAGGCGCGTCGATCCGCGAGCTCTGGGGCCGCATGCGCCTCGGCGGCAATGTGATCTGGTGCAGCAACTTCACGGAATGGACATCGGTCGACCCGTCCTTTCAGCTCAACGCGAGCGCCGGCAAGGGCGGCGGCGGAGGCGGCTCCGGCACATCCGTGCAATGGACGGTCAACTATCACTATGACATCTCCTTCGCCGTCGCCTTTTGTGAAGGCGGCTCGGGAACCGCGCTCGGCCGCGTCTGGGCGGACGGCAAGGAGCTCGACCTCTCGGACTATACGTGGCGCTTCTATGACGGCAGCGACCAACAGCTTCCCGACACGCATATCGAGTCGATCGAGGGCGTCGGCAATGTCCCGGCCTATCGCGGCATCTGCTACCTCGTCTTCGAGGGCATGGACGTGTCGACCTTCGGCAACCGCATGCCGCAGATTTCGGCGGAGATCATCCGCCGGCCGATCGTCGCCGATCCCGACGACCTCAACAATTGCCTGCGTTCCGTCTGCCTGATTCCGGGATCGGGCGAGTTCATCTACGGCACGCAAGTTTACAAGGCCGCGGTCGGAGCCGCGACATGGAAGCCGGAAAACGCCTATGTCGACGGCGCGCGTCCGGACCTCCTCATCTCGCTCGACCAGCTCGTCGGCGGCGTCGAGACAGCGGGCGAATTTCCCGATGTGCCGCCGCTCGGCCTGCCGTGGTCGGGCGATCCCGATCCGCCGACAGGCGGCAATTGGAGCGCCGCGAAAGGCGCGCTCGAGGACCCGGATGCGATCCTGCTCGTCGTCTCATGGTTCGGCGACGATCTGCGCGCAGGCGTGTGCCAGATCGTCCCGAAGGTCGAGACGGCCGACAAGAACGTCGCGCCGGCGGACTGGGCGGTCGCGGGATACACCCGGCGCGGAACCGCATGGTTCATCTCGATCTCGACATGGCCTTACGTCTATGGCCCCGTGCCCTATGGCACGCCAGGCGCCTTCGAACTGCCCTGGGGGACGGCCGCGCAAGTCGTCTCCCATGTCGATCCGTCCGTGCTCGACCCGAATGCGAGCGGCGACCCCGCGCCCGCCTATGGCGGCACGCCTTCCGACCATGTCGTCAAGGAAGCGATCGTCGAAATCAAGCGGCGCGGCCTGCGCGTCGTCTTCTATCCCTTCGTGATGATGGACATCACGGCCGAGAACACGCTGCCGAATCCCTACAGCGACAATGCCGCGAGCATCGGACAGCCGCCCTTTCCCTGGCGCGGCCGCATCACCTGCTCGCCGGCGCCGGGCTTCGCGGGCACGGTCGACAAGACCGCGGCAGCCGAGACGCAAGTGAACGCATGGTTCGACCAATATGGCGCGATGGTCGAGCATTATGCGCAGCTCTGCGTCGACGCCGGCGGCGTCGACGGCTTCGTCATCGGCTCCGAGCTGGTCGGGCTGACCAGCGTGCGCTCTGCTCCCGGCGACGGAACCTATCCGGCAGTCGATCGGCTGAAGGCGCTCGCCGCGAGCGTGCGCGCGATCGTCGGCGCCGGGACCAAGCTCGGCTATGCGGCGGATTGGTCGGAATATCACTCGCATCGCCCGAGCGACGGCTCGAACGATGTGATCTTCAACCTCGATCCGCTCTGGGCGGATTCGAACATCGATTTCGTCGGAATCGACAATTACCTTCCGCTCTCCGATTGGCGCGACGAGGAGCCCAACGCAGACGGCGCGATGTGGCGCTCGATCTATGATCGCGACTATCTGCGGAGCAACGTCGAGGCGGGCGAGTGGTTCGATTGGTATTACGCCAGCGATTCCGATCGCGTTGCGCAAACGCGCACGCCGATCGTCGATAGCGCCAATGGCAAGCATTGGTGCTTCCGTCAGAAGGATATTCGGTCTTGGTGGAGCAATAGCCACCAGAACCGGCCGGGCGGTGTCGAGAACGCCTCGCCAACGGCCTGGACCGCCGGCGCGAAGCCCATATGGTTCACCGAATTCGGCTGCGCGGCGATCGATAAGGGCCCGAACCAGCCCAACGTCTTCGTCGATCCGAAATCATCCGAGTCCTTCGCGCCCTATTTTTCGACTGGCGCGCGCGACGACGCTGTGCAGCGCGCCTATCTCGAGGCGATGCTGTCCTATTGGCGTGACCACGCGCCCACGGTCGGCTCCATCAAGATGGTGGAGACGAAGAACATGTTCGCCTGGGCGTGGGACGCGCGGCCTTTCCCGGACTTTCCCGCGCAGGGCGGCACTTGGCGCGACGGCTATAACTACGAGCTCGGCCATTGGCTCACCGGCCGCCTTACCGAAGTGCCGCTGCAATGGATCATCGCCGAGCTGTGCGATGCGGTCGGCGTCTCCGACCTCGACACGACGCGGCTGATCGGCCCCGATTCCCTCGTGCTCGGCGCCGCGGCCGATGGCGTCGTCTCGCCGCGTGAAATCCTCGAGGGCCTCGACGACGCATTCCAGTTCGGCGCGCATGAGAGTGGCGGCAAGCTCGTCTTCGCCTCGCGCATCGCTGCCGAGAGCGCGGTGATCACCGCCGACGATCTGGTGATGGAGCAAGCGGACGATGTGGGCTATGCGTTCACCCGCGCGCAAGAGACCGATCTTCCAGGCGCCCTCAGCCTCTCCTTCGTCGACGCCTATGCGAATTATGCGACGGGCCGGGTCACCGAGCGCAAGGACATCGGCAATTCCGCCAATGCGCAGTCCGTCTCGACGCCGGCGGTGCTCGAGCCGCCGCGCGCCGCCTCGATCGCGCGCTCGCTCCTGCAACAGGCATGGGCCGGGCGCGAGACGGGAACGATCAAGCTGCCGCCGTCGAAGGCGGCGCTCGATCCGAGCGATTGCATCGCGCTCACCGTCGACGGCGTCGCTCTGACGATGCGCATCGACAGCATCGACATCGGCGCCTTTCGCACCCTCGGCCTCACCGGCTTTGATCCGTCGCTCGCGCGCGTCTTTCCGGATGTCGGCGAGGCCGGGCGCAACAAGCTGCCGCCCTCGGCGAGCGGCGCGCCGATTGTCGAGCTGCTCGATATTCCGATCTCGACGGGCGAAGAGCCGAGCCCCTATGCGCTGCGCGCCGCGGCCTTCTCGTCACCTTGGACGCCGGTCGCCGTCTATCGGTCGAGCGGCGATTCAAACACGCTCGTTGCCTCGATCGGCGTGCCGACGCCCATGGGCGAGCTGACCGAAGACCTCTACAGCGGGCCGCGCTCCGTGTGGGATATGGGCAACGCCGTCTACGTCGAGTTCTATGGCGCGACGACATTGCTCTCCGCCTCAGAGTCGCAAGTCTTCGCTGGCGCCAATGTGATCGCGGTCAAGAACGCGTCGAGCGGCCAGTGGGAGGTCATTCAATTCGCGACGGCCGAGCTGATCGGCGTGAACAGATACAAGCTGACGAAGCTTCTTCGCGGGCAGCTCGGAACCGAGGCCGGCATGGCCGATCCTGTCGGCGCCGGCGCGCGCGTCATCCTGCTCAACGCCGCGACGCTGGCGACCCTCGACATGACGGTCGACCAGCTCGGCCAAGCCATGACGCTGCGCGCGGGCCCCGCGATCTATGATCCCGGCGACGCCACCTATCACGATTACGCCGTGACGCCGCAGGGCGTCGGGCTGCGGCCATGGTCGCCGTCACAGCTCTCCGGCGCGCGCGATCTCGGCTCGGGCGATGTGACATTCTCCTGGGCGCGCCGCACGCGCTACGGCGGCGACGCATGGGAGGCGGCCGACGCTCCGCTCAATGAAGAGAGCGAATCCTATGACCTCGAGGTCATGAACGGATCGAGTGTCGTCCGAACGGCGAGCGGCCTCTCCTCGCCGAGCTATCTCTACACGGCCGCGGCGCAGAGCGCCGATTTCGGCTCACTGCAATCGAGCTATTCGATCCGCGTCTATCAGCGCTCGGCGCAGATCGGGCGCGGGCAAGTCGCGGCAAAGACGGTGACACTCTGATGAGCAATAGCCCCAATCTGGCGCTGCCCTACATCGACGCCAACCAGAGCCAAAAGCACATCACACACAATGAGGCGCTACGCGAGCTCGACGCGATCGTCCAGCTTTCCGTCCTCGACGACTCGCTGACCGCGCCGCCGGGCTCGCCGGCGGACGGCGACCGCTACATCGTCGCCGCGAGCGCGACCGGCGCATGGGCGGGCAAGGATGGAAAGATCGCCGCATGGCAGGATGGCGCGTGGAGCTTCTTTGCGCCCAAGACCGGGTGGCTGGCTTTCATCGCAAGCCGATCAGCCGCCTATCTCTATGCCAGCGGGACATGGGTGCCGCTCGTCTCCGCAATCGGGGCGCTCGCCGGTCTCGCCGGAATCGGCATTCTCTCGACAGCGGATGCGACCAACCGCTTGTCAGTCAAATCCGACGCTGCGCTGTTCACGCATGACGATGTCACGCCCGGCACAGGCGACATGCGCTTCACGCTCAACAAGGCGAGCGCCGCGAAGACCGTCTCGCAGCTCTATCAATCGAACTGGTCGGGCCGCGCCGAGACTGGCCTAACGGGCGATGACGACTTTCGCATCAAGGTCTCCCCCGATGGCTCAGCGTGGAAAGAGGCGATCCGCATCGATCGCAGCACGGGCGAGGTGAGCCTGCCATTCACCGCCGGCTGCAAGATCACGGTCTTTTCCGCGAGCGGAACATGGACACGCGATGCGCGGACCGTCTTCGCCGATGTGATCCTGTGGGGCGCGGGAGGCGGCGGCGGGTCGGGGGCGCGGCAGGTGTCCGGGTCGGCGTCGTCGGGCGGGGGCGGTGGTGGCGCGGGCTTCCTACAGCGCGCGCGATTCACCGCCGCGCAGCTTGGCGCGTCGCAGACGGTGAGTATCGCTGCCGGTGGCGCAGGCGGCGCGGCTCAGACCACGGACAACGCCGCCGGCAATAATGGCGGCAATGGCGGCAATTCGCAATTTGGCTCACTTCTCCAGGCGCGCGGCGGTGGCGGCGGAGCGGGCGGCGGGCTCGGGGTCGGATCCGGTGGCGGATCGAGCGCTGGCATGACCACGCCAGCGGCGGCCGGTTCCGGCGCGACGGGCGGGGCCGCGCCGGTCGGCGGCGCCGCGGGCGGATCGGCTGCGGTCGGGGCTGATAACATGCTCACGGGCGGCGGTAGCGGTGGCGGGGGCGGCGCGGTCGGCGGCGCCGGCTGGCGCAGCGGAGCCGCGATCTACGGCTCATCTGGCGGCGGCGCTGGCGGCGGGATATCGGCCGGCGGAACCCCTGGAGTGGGCGGCAATGCCTATTTTTCCTTGCGATCGGGCAACGCAGCAAGCGTCACTCCTGGCGGCGCGGCGGGCGTCTCGGGGGGCAATGGAGCCAACGCCTCGCTCACGAATGGCCCGATCGACGACGGCGGCACGGGCGGCGGCGGCGGCGGCGCGCATGCCACGTCTCCCGGCGCCGGCGGGACAGGTGGCGTAGGGGCCGGCGGTGGCGGCGGCGGCGCCTCGCAGAACGGCGCGGCTTCGGGCGCGGGCGGACCCGGCGGTGCCGGCCAATGCGTCGTCATCGAATATTTCTGACCGTCCGACAGCGCCGAAATCGGCGACCTTTTCGACGGCGCCTCTTTCACGAAGCGGACGCCGCGTCCCGAGCCTTTTCGAACTTCACGACTGATCTTTCGCGCCTGCCTCCCGGCGGGCGCTTCGCGCGCGTGCGCGCATTTTGGAGCGTGGTGATCATGCAGCAAACCGAAGCCATCGACCGCAAATATTTCTTCGATCGCATCCGCCGCTCGCTGTTCGGCGGGCGCCTGACGCAGTCGCAGGTCGACGCGATCGAGCGCTATCTGGATTATCGAGACGCGATCTATCCCAACATGCCGGACGCCGAGCTCGCCTACCTGCTCGCGACCGTGAAGCACGAGACCGCGCATGAGATGGTCCCGATCGAGGAGCGCGGGGGCGAGGCCTATCTGCGCTCCAAGCCCTATTACCCCTGGTATGGGCGCGGGCCGATCCAGCTCACCTGGGAGGCCAATTATCGCAAGTTCGGAATCACTAATCCGGACGATGCGCTGAAATGGCCGGCGGCGCTCGACATTGCCTTTCGCGGCATGATCCTCGGCATGTTCACGGGCAGGAAGCTCGCCCATTACATCAACGCGCGGAAGCGCGATTACATCGGCGCGCGTCGCATCATCAACGGCACGGATAAGGCGCGGCTGATCGCCGGCTATGCCGACCTCGTCTTCGACGCCTTGACGCAGAGCCGCGCGCGGCGCGCGGCGTGATTCGCGCGGCGCTCGCAGCCGGCCTCGATCCGCTTCGGCGCGAACGGGGCCGGGCGCGACCCCGGACGCGGGACTGCCGGCAAGCGAACCCCGCGCAGCGCAGCAACCGACAACGCTCCCCGCGCGGCCGCCGAAAGCGGCCAACCGAGGATGGCGATGCGGACTTAACAGATGATGGAAAAGGATTTCGGTGAGCGTCCCGTCGAGCCGACCGCGCCGGCGGCCGGATGGATCGGCGGAAAGAAGCAGCTCGCGGCTCATATTTGCGAGCTGATCGAATCGGCTCCGCACAGGATCTATGCCGAGGCTTTCATCGGCATGGGCGGCGTCTTTCTTCGGCGTCGGTTTGCCGCGAAAATCGAGGCAATCAATGATCGCGACGGGGATGTGGCGGTTTTCTTTCGTATTCTGCAGCGCCACTACCAGCCGTTCGTCGAGATGCTGCAATGGCAGGTGACGAGCCGCGCGGAATTCGAGCGGCTCACGCGACAGGACCCGGCGCTGCTGACCGATCTCGAGCGTGCAGCGCGCTTCTTCTACCTGCAAAAGCTGAGCTTCGGCGGCAAGATCGCGGGCCGGACGTTCGGAATCGACACCACCGGTCCCGCGCGATTCGATATGACGAAGCTGGGGCCGCTCTTGAAAGCCATTCATGAGCGGCTCGCTGGCGTCACGATCGATTGTCTCGACTGGCGCGAGTTCTTGAAGCGCTGGGATCGGCCCGAGACATTGTTCTATCTCGACCCGCCTTATTTCGGGACCGAGGATTACTATCGGGCGCCATTCCCGAGAGAGGATCATGAGGCGCTGGCCGCGCAGCTGCGCGCGCTGCAAGGGCAATTCATCCTCACGATGAATGATTGCGCGGCCACCCGCGCAATCTACCAGGGCTTCGCGCTCTCGGCCGTGGAGCTCACCTATACCGCCGCCGGCGGCCGCCACGGCGGCAAGCCCGCCGGCGAGATCATCGTCTCGAATTTGCGGCCGAGCGCCAGGCTGCTCGTCTGACGCTCCCCTTGGTCGCTCTCGTCTCTCGTAAGCGTTGGTGATTCGAATCCGCGGCGCCCGGCCGAAGCGCCGCGAGGCTTTCCTCGGCCATTTTTCCACTCCGAAAGGCATATCCATATGAAAAGCAACGCACGCTTTGCGGGCGCGGCGATCGCCGCCGCCTGCCTCGTCGCTCTCTCCGCCGTCCCGGTCGCGCTCGCGGCCGAGGCAACCGCGCCGGCGGCCCATGTCGTCGTGATCCCCTGGGGCGATTGGCTGGCGTCCTTGCTCACGGCCTCGGGCGGCCTCGTCGTCGCTGCGATCTCCTGGGCGCTGCGCGGCGCGCCGGCGGCGCTGCGGGCCTATCTCACCAATGACGCGATCGGCAAGGCGGCGAATTACATCATTGCGACGCAGATCGGGCTGGTGAAGGGCAAGACGGTCGAGATTCCCGTCGCCAATGATCTGATCGTGATGATCGCCGACCGGCTCGTCGAGAGCGAACCTCTCGTCGCCCGTTGGGCGGGGGAGCGGCTCGAGCCGCTGATCGTCGCCGAGCTGTCGCGGCTCGGAATGATCCCCGCCGAGGCCAGCGCGGCCGACCTCGGCCTGGCGGCGGCGTGAGAATTTGTAACGCGTGTGCTGCGGAACCGACCGTCATCGATCATTTGGGGGGAAAGAATGCCGACGCCGAGCTGCCACGCTCAAAATCTCGTTTCCGGAATGCTCGCCAGCGCGAGCGACCGAATCGCCTTTGTCGCCGCCGGCGTCGTCGGTTCGGCTCCGCTCTGGTATGATTGGGCGAAGAACGTCTCCGATTTCGGCGCCATCGTCGGCCCCGGACTGGCGGCGGCCTTCGTCGGATCGAAGATCGTGCTGACTTGGGTGCAAATCTGGAAAACGGCGGCCGGAGAGCGGCGGCGCGAATAAGCCATGCATTTCGCTCCCGCGCCCGATTCTCAGGCCCCGCCGGTCTCGCCGGCGGGGCTTTTTTTTTGCGTGCTGACGGCGCGTCGATCAGCGTCGTGAGCCGGCGGACATCCGCAAATTCTCGCCGCCCCCGTCTAGGTGAATCTACGTAGGTGAATTCCGTTGCCCGTCCGCGGTAGAACTGTTCTCTTAAGCGCAAGGTTGCGCAAATTTCAGTTTGCAATTTCGAGGAATGTGATGCGGCGCGAAGAGACAGGCACGCCCTGTGAGGCGGCGGCCGATCTGAGAGGATCGCTCATCGGATTGATCGATTACATGCTCCTGGAGGCCGGCGAGATCGAACCGCTGGCCGCATATTTCCTGCGAATGGCGCGGGCGACGCTCGTCGAGTCCATTCGCAGTGGCGCTGATCGGCGCGGCGAAAGCTGATCGATTCGGGCTCTGCCGGAGCGTGTCGAGGTCTCGTCACCTGTGGCCACGCCGGTCGCCGCCGACGGGGCTTTTCGCGCGGCTGCGCGATGAACGAGAGGAGAACGGCGCACGGGATTTTTGCGGGACTCTTCGTTCCAAAAAGCTCCGTTCGTTTCCCTTCCCTGCCGTTCGCGCCGTCCGCGGCCTTGCCCTGGACCGCGAAAAACCCTATACGAACTGGGCGGTTCACGCGATCCGCGGGCGTAGTTCAGTGGTAGAACGACAGCTTCCCAAGCTGTATGTCGAGGGTTCGATTCCCTTCGCCCGCTCCAAATTTCCGCTGGCCGGACAAGGGCTTGTCGCTCTTCTGCGTATTGACGCGGCCGCGCGGGACGGCGCGGCGACGGATCGCGGCAATTGCGAAGATGTCCGCTCGCCTCCCGAATTCACGTCCCTCGGCGCGACAGCTTCTGTGTCTCGGTTCGAAACGCTCGTGACTCTCGTAAGAGCGGCGAGCGCCCGCAGATCGCGCGCGCCGATTCGCCTCGCGCTCTTCGCGAAGCGGCGGGAGCATCCGGCCAGTCGTCGTCTCCAAAATGTCGTCTGCTCCAAAATGTCCGTCCCTCGAAAAATATCCTTTCCTCAGAAAAGATCGGCGCTTCGGCGCGCGCCGATTGCTTTCCGG